TGGCAAGAGTGACAAATAAGAAAAGAGCGCAAGTAAACAAACAGCTTTGGGAAAGAGCTAATAATAGTCATAGGCAAAGATGGCAGAATCTAAGTCAGAAAGGTTTCGACTTTTACTTAAATGAACAGTTGTCTAAGCGTGAAGTAGATGCTTTAGAAGAAGCTGGTATGCCAACATTTACAATTAACAGGGTAACTCCTATTATTGAGATAATGAAGTATTTTGCGACTGCTAATAACCCAAGATGGAAAGCAGTAGGAGCTACTGGAGATGATGTAGATGTTGCTCAAGTACATTCTGACATAGCTGATTATTGTTGGTATCTATCTAATGGTAAATCACTGTATAGTCAAATAGCTCTCGATGCTCTTACAAAGGGTATTGGTTATTTTCTTGTTGATGTTGACGCAGATGCTGACCGAGGAATGGGTGAGGTAAAATTCAGTAGAATAGAACCTTATGATGTATATGTTGATCCAGCCAGTAGAGATTTCTTATTTAGAGATGCGACTTTTGTAATGATTAGAAAGAATCTTTCACGATCAAGTCTAATAAATAAGCTACCTGAACATGCGGCTAAGATTAAAAAAGTAGCTAGAGGGACTGAAGTTGTATCTTATTCTCAGAGGGATACTGATGAATCTTTTAGTACACAGCCTGAAGATATTACAATGGGTGTCAATTTAGAGGCTGAAGATGATGATATAATTGCATACTATGAAACATATGCTAAGAAAAAGTTTGCATATAGAAATGTATTTATAAAAGTAAAACCATCACCTGCTGAACTTGATCTTATAAAAGAACAAGTAGCTGAACAAATAAGCGATTTTCAAAAAGAAATAGAAGTTGGTTTAATAGAAAAAGAAATACAATTAAATGACGCTGTAGAATCAGGAGAAATGATACCTGAAAGAGCAAAACTTGAGTTGGAAAAAGCTAGAAAGATGGCAGCTCAGGCGGTAGAAGAACAGCGTATGCAAATGGAATCTCAAGCTCAAGATGCAGCTTCGACTATAAAACAACAAGTAATGCGAGAAGAAGATTTCAAATTATTGTCTTCTAATCCTGAGACTGCAGAGAATATTGTTGAAGCTGTCAAATTTTATGAAAATAGAGTAGTTCTAACATGTACTGCTGGTGATGATACATTTTTATATGAGTATACATTACCATGTACTGAATATCCTATAGTTCCAATTCCATATATGTATAGTGGAACTCCTTATCCTATGAGCGCAGTTGTACCTCTTATAGGTAAACAGCAAGAGATTAATAAAGCTCATCAGATTATGTTGCATAATGCAAATTTAGCCTCCAACTTAAGATGGATGTACGAAGAAGGCTCAGTGCCTGAGGAAGAATGGGAACAGTATTCTTCATCACCGGGGGCATTATTGAAATACAGACAAGGATTTACTCCTCCAACTCCTGTATTACCAGCTCCAATAAATAACGCTTTTTATTCTGTTGTACAAGAAGGCAAGGCAGATGCTGAGTATATAAGTGGAGTCCCTTCTGCTATGATGGGTTTTACACAAGAACAACCTGAAACTTATCGTGGATTATTAGCAAATGATGAGTTTGGGACAAGAAGATTAAAAGCTTGGATGGGAAGTATAGTAGAACCATGCTTAGAACATTTAGGTAGAATATTTCAGCAGATTGCTCAAAAACATTATTCAGTAGAAAAAGTATTTAGAATTGTACAGCCAGAAGCTGGTCAATCTCCTCAAGAAGAAAAAGATGTAAGAATTAATATTCAAGTATATAATGATTATGGTCAAGCGATTGGGAAGTGGAATGATTATGCATCTGCAAGATTTGATGTAAGAGTTATAGCTGGGGCTACGATGCCAGTGAATAGATGGGCTTTACTTGAAGAATATTTTAGATGGTTTCAAGCAGGTTTGATAGATGATATAGCTATGATAGCAGAAACTGATATAAGAAATAAGAAAAGTATTGTAGAAAGAAAATCAATGTATGCTCAAATGCAAGGGCAAATGGAGCAGATGGATGAAGCAATAAAAGATAAAGAAGGAACTATTGAAACATTAGAACGTCAACTTGTACAAGCCGGTATAAAGATGAAAGTAGGTCAGGCTTCTAATGAAATAAGGAAAGACGTACTAGAAACTGAAGCACAACAAAAGCTTTTAAGAGGTATGTTAAAAACTGAGTTTGATAAAATGAAGACTGAAATGAAAGCAAGTATGGAAGTTGCAAAAGCAGAGGAAAAGCAGAATACTGAATAATGGCTAGTTGGAAAAAGAAAAGTTATCCTAGTATGGCTAGGGATGGTAGAAAAAATGGAAGATGGAAAGATGGAAGTAGCCAAACTCATTATAGGAATAAGGCTAATGCACCTAAAGGAAAAGTTGTTCATCATAAAGATGGCAATAAATCAAATAATAGTAAATCTAACGTTAGAGTAATAAGTAAAGCTGAACACAACAAAGTACACCCTGAAAAGGGTGGAAGAAGGAAGTGTAAGAGCGGTTTTACTTGGAGCAAGAGAACAAAAGCATGCGTAAGATTATAGTTTTTGTTTTGTTTGTTTTTGTTTAAATTAGTTAGAGTGAATAAAAAAGGAAAATAACTATGAGTCAAGAACAAGTAGGTAACGCCCAAGAGGCCCCCGAAAGTATTAATACTCAGCCCATCGAAGATAATATGATGTCTGACAACTTTTTTGCTGATCTAGACAGAAGTGTTAATGGTGGTATTTTAGACGAACATTCGCCGTCAACCTCGAATAATAACAGTGGTAACACACTATCGAGCCCAAGTGAAGTTCAATCGGTAGTCCCTGACAGTGATGTAGAGACTATGAAAAAGAGGTATAGTGATTCAAGCAGAGAAGCAAAAAGGCTGAACGGAAAACTTTCCGAATTAGAACCTTATATGCCGATCCTTGATGCTATGCGAGACGACCCCAATTTAATTCAGCATGTGCGGAATTACTTTGAGGGTGGTGGTCAAACACCTGAAAATATGGCAGAAAGACTCAACATTTCAGAGGATTTCGTGTTTGATGCCGATGATGCTTTTTCTAATCCCGATTCGGATTCATCAAAAGTACTTGGAGCAACGATTGACGGTATTGTCCAGCGTAGACTTGGAAAAGAACTTGCAGGACAAAAATCAGAAAATCAGAGACTAGCAAAAGAAACCAGTTTTCGTCAAAAACATGAGATGTCTGATGAAGAATGGGAAACATTTGTTAGTTTTGCTAAAGCTAAGTCACTTGAATTAGATGATATATATTATCTAATGAATCGTAAGAATCGTGACGAAAAAATTGCTGATAGTACGAGACGGGAAATGCATGATAAAATGCGTGAAGTTCAAGAACGTCCCGGTTCTCTTGCTACTACTGGCGGAACACAGGTCGAACAATCAACTGACGACCGAGTATTTGAAGCTATATTAGGTGTTGACAGTGAGTTAGAAAAAGCTTTTGGGTAATACCAGAAGTTTAATGATTAACTAAAAAGGAGATAAATCATGGCTGATTTATTTCAAATGGAGTCAACCGCTGATGTAGCAGCTGGTGCAGCTGAGCCTAGATTAGGAACAGACCTTGACACTGGTGTACTTCGCAGAAAATATGATTTTGGAGATAGAGTCTCTGAACTAGCAATAGCTTCAGACCCTTTTTTCCGAATGGTATCAAAACTGTCGAAGAAACCAACGGATGACCCCGAGTTTAAATTCACAGAACGTAGACCTTCTTTCCACAAACGGTATGCTTATGTTGTAGCTCATGACGATAATGGCTCTGCTGAAGTACATGATTCAGAGTTAGAACGTTCAGATTCTACTGCTGTAGCATCTGCTGTTGGAGATGAAGTAGGTTTATATATGGCGACTGATTACAAATCGTCTGGAAATCTATCTAGTGTTTATGCTCAATCTGGTGATAAAGTAGCTATTGGTGGAACAGGAACTCGACCTGAGTTCTTTATACCAGGACAGTTAGTAAAAGTACCAGTTATGTCTTCAAACACAGGAACTTCTGTTGATGGATACCATGTTATTAAAGTGACTTCAGTAGTAACTTCTGATCTTACTACTAGCATGGGTGTTGACAATGATAGTGCGGAATGTAAATTGGTTAAAGGAACGATTGTAAAGTTTGAGTCTGGTGC